ATTGCGTTTTTAAGAGACTCTTTTTGTACAGGTTTTGTTTGTTGGTTTTTGTTATTACCATTACTTTTACATCCACATCCCATAATTAAAATATTTTTGATGTTTATTACATCTATAAATATCTAAAAATATGATTATAAGGAAATAGTATATGATTTTAATATATTTATTGATAGTATGATTAGAGAGAATATTAAAAAAATATTGAAAACCATTATTACTGAACAGGAAGATAATAAAGTAGTTATCACTCCTCAGAAATACCTTGAGTTCTTAGAATTTGTATCATGGGATGGACGAAAAATAAATAACCTCAAACAATTCAAAGGTAAAGAAATTGTTATTGATGGTGATTTAAGTGTTAATGGTACTCCGGCAGTTAATTTAGGTAATATAACAATAAATGGAAAGTTAGATATTTCTTATACTGCGGTTTCAACATTAAACGGTATTAAAGTTAGTGGGTACGTTTTTGACCACGGCAGTGAGTATAGAAAAAGAATTAATTATTTGGAGTTTTTAAAAGAAAAAGAAGCTCAAGATGAGTTGAGACAAGAAGGTGCTTGGGAAGGTGAAAACCTAAGTGATTTGGCATCATGTGCAAACGCTCTTTTTGAACATCTCACTAGCTATGAGTACGACGCTAAGGAACCTGGAGATAACGTAAAGATTGAAAATAACCGAAAAAGAATTGAAGAAATTGAATCAATTGAAGGGTATAATGAGGATAGTGATTTAGTTGATGAGATTGAAACATTAACTGAAGAGATGGATGAACTTAGTAAAAGAATTGATGTATATGATTTAATTCCTGATGGGAAATTTTATCGTCTTTATTTATTTAAAGTTGCAACACCTGAAGGTAAAAGTAAGGAACAATGGGCGGTTGGAGATACCTATGATACAGACCTATCGGCTAGAGAGTCAACTGAAAGCTTAATTGATGACGTTGGTCTTGATGGATTTAGACAATCATTTGTTGAGGATTATATTGATGAAGAAGACATAAAGGATTATTTCAGAGAAGATGAATACGATAATGTTAGAGATAACCTTGATAGTTATTTTGATGAGGATGAGTTCGAGTATAGTGAAGAAGTTCAAAATAGAATGGATGAAATTGAAGCGAAATTAGAAAACCCTGAAAGTTTATCACAAGAAGAGTTGGATGAATTGAATGAGGAGTTGGATGAATTAAGAGATAGTGATAAAGACATTCCTGAATATATGATTGATGATAAGGTTGAAAGTTTATTAGACGACCTTGTTGAAAATCCTGCAGATACCATAAAAAATTATGGTCTTGAACTTAGTAACTTTGTTGATATGCAAAAATTAATTGCGGGTGTTGTAGAGTCTGATGGATATGGAAATATTCTTAATCACTATAACGGAGACGAAGATACTATTGTTTTTGACGGAGATACGTACTATATTTTCCAAATGGAGGGATAGTATGACTACCAAAGGTAAAAGAAAAAAGAAATCACATTTTAAATTAAATCCTGATTGGATAATTCAAGAACCAATCGACTATGAACACAAATATTATGTGCTTATGGATTTTATTAAATATTGTGATGAAAAAATAGACAAGTTTGAATTATATCCTTTATTTAGTGAAATCTCCTTAAATTTAGCGAACCTGCAAACTATCAGCTCTGAGTTCAAATACATCAATTTAGATAAAAAGTTTAAGTCGATTGATGATGAGATATTACTTACTGAACTAAAATTTGAACCAATACCGAAGTTAGATGACATTCAGTTGGTTGAATTTAATAAGATATTAAAGAAAGCAGGACTAAAGATTTATGAGTACTTCAACATCGTTAAAGCTTTGTGGACCATTACTTATGACTCAGTTGCGATTAATTTAAAAAACAGAGAAGAGACTAAGGACTTTTCAAAAGGATATTTTTATACGGAGATTGAAGGTGAAAAATATATATGGGAGTTTAGTTGTGGAGAACCTGAGAAATTAAAAGTTGAGTCAAAAATCTCTATAAATTTATTATTTAAGGAGAATTCAAAAAGTACGTTCAATAAACTATTTAAAACTTTAAATATTAACACTGAATTACCATTATTTGAAATAACGGTATCAAATCAGTTACCACTTGAAAACACATTATTACCAATCTTTAAAAGAAAGGTTGTTAGTTATATCATGCAATCAAAGACAATTGGTTTATTAAAGAATTCTTAATATATTTGTGTAATGGGATTCAATAAAAAGATAGTTGGAGAAAGACAGATAGAAACAATTAAAAAAGATTTATCAGTCATTAGATTATTCTTAAAGGCGGATTGTTTAATTTTTACAAGTAATGAAATTAAAGAAAAATTCAACTCATATGAGAAAAAATACAACACAGACAGAATCTCTCTTATCTAAACTTGAAAGACCATTCATATTTCTTATATTTCTGAGTACATCTTAAAATTACCTATGGATATGACTCAAACTAAGATTAATGATTTAGTTGAAAAAGGTTTTCTTGAGGAAAGTCAATATGGTAAAGGATATTATGTAAGAAAACTTATAAAGTAATGGAAAAAGAATTATTGGAACATCTCTCAGGGGATGGTAAAAAAGAAATGGTAAACAATCCTGCTCATTATGGTGGGAAAGATAATGTTTATGAGGCAATTAAAGTAATTGACGCTTGGGACTTAGGATTCTGTTTAGGTAATACTGTAAAGTATATCTCACGAGCTGGTAAAAAACACAAAGAAAAAGAGTTGGAAGATTTAAAAAAAGCTCTTTGGTACTTACAACATCATATTGAAACATTGGAGAATAAATGATAGAGAATTATATTAATCAGGTAATCAACGGGGATTGCTCTGAGGTAATGAAAGGAATGCCCGAAGGGTCTGTGGATTTGATTGTTACTTCTCCACCCTATGGAGTAAACATTGCTTATGATGTCCATAATGATGATATGGAAATTAGTGAGTATTTGGAGTTTACTCGTAAATGGATGACCGAAGCTTATAAGGTTCTAAAAGACGATGGAAGAATTGCTTTGAATATTCCATATGAGATTAACCGACAAGCTAAGGGTGGTAGAATTTTCTTTGTATCTGAAGTTTATCAGGTTATGAAGGAGATTGGGTTTAAGTTCTTTGGGATTGTTGATTTGGAAGAAGATAGTCCCCATAGAAGTAAGACAACCGCTTGGGGTAGTTGGATGAGTCCGTCGTCACCATATATCTATAACCCAAAGGAATGTATTGTATTAGCGTATAAGAAACACCACATTAAGAAAGTTAAGGGAGAACCACAATGGAAAGGTGAATCAACCGTAACTGAAGAGGGTAAGACCAAGATGGTTTATCAGGAAGAGGATAAAAAAGACTTCATGGAATTGGTATTTGGACAATGGAAATATTTGAATGACTCAAGACCAATGACCAAGGCAACATTTTCAATGGATATTCCGACCAAGGCGATTAAGATATTGTCTTATAAGAATGATGTTATATTAGACCCCTTCAATGGGAGTGGAACTACTTGTGTGGCGGCTGAGGTGTTAGATAGAAGATGGATTGGTATTGAATTATCTGAAAATTATGCAAATATTGCAAGACAAAGAATACAGGGTTTTGTTGACCAAAAAAGACAACAAAAATTAGAATTTGAAAACGGGGGTCACTAACCTCCGTTTTTTATTTTAACATATATTTATTAGTATGGAAAACTCAGAAATAATTTTAACTTTAGTTGAAATACAAACACAATTTAGATTTTTGCATTGGCAAACTACGTCATATGCTAAACACCAAGCTTATGGTGGGATATATTCAGATTTAAATGAATTGATTGATGATTTTGTCGAAGCTTGTATGGGTAAACATGGAAGACCCGAGTATATGGGCGGATATCAGATAAATGGTATGGATATTAAAGAAATGGAATTACAAAGTTTTATTGATGAAACTTGTAATTTTTTAATATCATTAACTGAAAAGTTTGACCCTAAAAAAGACTCTGATTTATTAAATTTGAGAGATGAAATGTTACATGGAGTAAACAAATTGAAATATTTGTTAACTCTAAAGTAATTTTTATTTGATAATTAATTTTGAAAAGTTTATCATTATTGATGAACTTTTTTTTTGGTATATTCTTATTAATTATAGGGCAAATCTTGGCCTTTTTTCAAATACAAGGACATTTAAAATTTGACTGGTTAAAAAACAACATTTGGTTCTCAGTTTTACTCGGAATACCCATTTCAGTTGTGTTTATGTATGGATTGAATCTTTTAATTAAACATTACGATGGGCAATTATGGCCTAGTAGGATAATAGGGTTTTCAATCGGAACATTGGTTTACACTACCATGGCGTATTATCTATTTAATGAATCGATAAATACAAAAACATTTATCTGTATTTGTTTATCTATACTTATTGTTTTAGTACAAGTTTTTTGGA